GCGCTGCACTCGTTGCGGCAGTATCAATACCGATCTGAACTTGATTCCCAGTGGGCGTGCCGGTTACGAAGGTCACCACCGTACTATTGATTGTGACGGTGTCACCATTGCTTGGCTGGCCACTAAGAGTGATAGTCCCGTGGGCCTGAACACCATAGCTTGGATTCGTGTCGAGGGTCACGGTACCAGAAGCCTTAACGCCGGCGCCTGTGCTTGAGCTCGTGATAATGAACTCAGAACCATCCCATGTGCATACTGCTCCAGAAAGCGCTCCGGTGATCACGGATGCAACACCATTTAGATTTGTCTGTGCGGTAAAATTGAGACCGCTTAAAGTCTGAGGGGTTCCATCAATAGAAATATCAAATCCACCGCTTGAGATCACGTTCCAGTTTGTGATCACCTTTTCAGATGCGCTTAAAATTCCACCCTCGTTGAAACCTGAGCTAGCAGTACGTAGCCAGCGACCGATCATAAGAGTTGATGGCTTTGGAGATTGACCGAAATACAGAGCCGCAGCCTTGTATTCAGGAGCAGAGGTTCCAAAATCTTCCACCACACCGTCGATTGTGGTATAGGTGCGGAAGCGCTCAGCACCACTGATGACATTTGAGTCACCTGCGATCATGAGCACACCGAATGATCGGCGCGCGGCCGCCAACGGGCTTAAGTTAATTGTGACCCGAACAAGATCAGATACAGATAGTGCCATTTTTTATAATCCTTTCGTTGAGCAGATGATGGTACGGGCAGAGCCCTCAGTCGCATTCGACACGATTTTTATGAATTGAATCCCTTGAAAATTAGCAGGATCTACAGCATAAGCCCGACCCTGTGCCACGGTCATCGATACAGCGCTGTTTGATGCATCATAAAGCGGAGTGTATGTACCTGCTAAAGTGTCGCATACGCTGAATGTTAGAGCGGTCCCGGTAAATGTCGCCGGAAGAATCAAACCAACGAGCGCCATACCCTGTAGATCAATTGCTCCGCTTGTGGTGCCGCTGCTGGCAATCACAGCGGGAACGCTTGGGTTGAAGTACCCTTTATTGTAATTTACAAAAGCCATTGTTAAATCTCCTCCGATACCTGCCAATTTAGCAGATATTCCTCGTTACCCAAGACCGTGTGTATCGTGCCGTTTGCCGAAAGAATTCCAAGGACCGGATAAACCCTCTGCACCTGACGTCTTAAGAATACACCCATCTCGACTCGATTGATAAATCTCTCGTTCACTAAATCCGGCATGTGGAACGCCGGACCAACGGACGCAAATCCCATGTTAGCACTTCGAAGTGCCTCGAGGTTCTGTTGTATATAGAACCCATCACGAACAACGCCTGCTATTTCCATTGAGTCTGGACCATAGAACGCGCACTGTATTTCGAGGTTTTCTTGACGCTGTGAATCCGATCCGCCGGTGTTGTTTGTCCACACATATGAGTTGGCGTCAGGAGTAATTATTATGACGCCAAACGCGATCCAGTTTGTCGCAAGATCAGGTTGCTTTGGTGGCGCAACCTGCCATCGAGGTCTTACAAGCGTGCCATCCAATCCAGAAATGCCCACAAGAACTGTTTGTAGGAACTGATTGAGCGTAAGCCCACCAGGTAAAGCTTGGCTTGATGTTGGGACTAAATACCCACCGGTGGCTGATGTGTTGCTCATGTTGAGCCATCCGGTTTCTCAGCCACACAAAGACCTTCTGACCATCCTGCACCGAAATTGGTCCAGTCATTAACTTGCCGGACTTGGTATCGCTTTCCTTTGAATACGAGGATGTCTGGATATTTTCCAGTGCCATTTACGGTAATAGGCCCCTTGATCCAGAAACTCGTCACGTCGGCAATCTGCAAACCATCAGGTAGACGCGATAGGGCTTTTCCTGAGGCTGGCTGCACTGATCCGACAAAATTATATGTGCACTCAGTTGGGACGTTCTCTCCGAAGTCATTCACCGTCGTCTGACGGCGGATCACCACGATGGGGTCCACGAAATCTGGGTCATACATCATCTGGGAAACATCTACGTTAGCCATTTGGCTTCACCACCACGTAGGTAATTGCATTGCGCATTTGGCCAGTTACGATAAGGGATTTTGTCCCGCGGAAACCGCGACGTGCGCGCGCCTTAAGCGTTGATTCAGCCGGACCAGGGAACCCCTCTTGATCATTAATCGCCTTCTTGATCGAATTAGATGCGATTATTCCTGCGCGCTCATAGAATACATCCACTGCATTTGATCCATTCGTGAGCGCAAAGCTTGCCGCCTTTCCGAACTGGTCAGCGATGGCATCCTGTGCGTTCTTAATGCCAATGCTCATCACAGGACGCGCAGGTATATTGTTAGCGGGAGACCCAAAGTTATTGATGGCAAGAAGGGTGGCGTTATTGATCGGATCGCCTGCCTTGCGTGCCGTTTTCTCCTCAGGAATACCGACCAGAACAGAATCTGTCTTTAATTTTGCAAGCACATCTAGAAAATCGCCCACAAAATCAGCCGTGACTGTAACTCGGCTTGTGCTCATAGTTGAACGCACCCAGCGCCAAATATACGGGCTAGACGCATGTATTGACGGCCGTAGTTGGTAAGGTTCCACCATCCGGCGTCTTTTTCACCCGTTCCACGATCGCTAGAAGAGTCGAATCCAACGGTCACTGATCCCACGGTTTTGGTATTGGCCACGCCACCTGAAGTTCCAGGCATACCGCCAGTGAGGCCAGCCTGCTGATCCTGCGCTGCAAGCGTGATCTCATGCGCAACATATAGCTTCACTGCCTGAGTGAACATGGTCTTCCAGATGCACTGGTCGACCATTTTCTCAGCAACCGTTGCCCAGAATGTCAGAGACCCATCCGTGTACTTCGCAGTGTCGCTGAATTCAGGGAAGTCGAGTCGAAACTGCGTAATGTCCACGTACTAGCCTCGTTTCTTCTTCTTCGGACCTTTCGATGATTTTTCTTCGGGAGCAGACTCATCAACCGCGGGCGCCTCATCCAATTCCTTGGCAGGCTCCTCAGCTTCAGGTTCACTCTTCACTTCAACGGCCTTCGGTGCTTTCGCCTTTTTAGGGGCTTCAAGCACGACGAGGCCGCCGTTATTCTGATGCGCCAGAAAGTACCAGTGGGATGAATGCGCGTCTGGGATGTCATGCACCCCGACCGCGTAATCATGCCCATCCAGCCCAAATGGCTGCTTGACATGTATTTTCATAAATTCCTCACGTATCCGCGGAAATATTTAATTTCAGCTTCTTGTCTTGCGGCAACGGCAGATTCCTTAGAATCAAAATTTCCGAGCAAGAGTATATTTTTTTGAACTTGAATTCGAGCGTGCCACTTATTGATGTCTTTTCGAAAAGAAACACCTTTAGTTCCACTATTATTTTTCACCGATGGATTCGCGTTCATATTATTTTGTGATCGTGTGACAAGGCGAAGATTCTTCCAACTATTATCATCACGATCGCCATTGATATGATCAATCTCAAATCCTTTTGCAGGGAAAGAACCGGTCATAAATAGCCAGGCCAAACGATGGGCGCGATATTGGCGTTGATCACATCCAATTTTCACATATCCATCCTTTCTGGTGCCAGCCATTTCACCAATGCTTGTTTTTCCTGCAAAACTCAATTTTGAGACCTTCCAGATAAAGTTTCCAGTATCAGGCATGTATTCCAATTGAGTCTTGAGACTGTCTAAAATTTTGGACATCTTTTCACCGTCCTTATTATTTAACGCTTTGAGTTAAATGCCATCTGCATATCGGATCGTCGAAGGATAAACCACTTCGACTTCGCCGAATGCCCACAAGTACGGAGCAACGAAGCGAATGCCGGTGTAGTAAGGTGTCTCGCGACGAACAGGAACCATCGAGAAGCGCACAAACTTAAGGTCGTTAGTGTACGCAACCATACGGTCCGTGGGACCAACACCGCGACCAACCAACCATTTGATGGGTTGGATGTTCAACGGACTACCGTTGATCGTGAGTGCAATGCTGTTGTCTTGCAAGAATTTCAGAATTGAAACGTTTCCAGCAGAGCTAACTTTTTGCGAAGAGATGTAGCTGAACTGAGCGGGAGGCAAACGAAGTTCGCTGGGGCAAACTGCGTAACCGGAGGCCGCCCATGTTGCGGTCAACAAGGTGTTCACGTCTGCAAGAATTTCATCAGGGGTCTTATTGATCCACAAAGGCGAACCGGAGATGCCATTGACGACGTTTCCAGCGGTAACAGCAGTGTTATTCAAGAGGCCATAAGCACTCACTTCTGTGGAACCGATGTTCACCATTTGGTCGGTGTTCATTTGATAGAGGTCATTCAATGCCGACATCTTCTGAACGTCGATGGGCTGTTGGGTCAATTGCGAGCGATCGAGCTCAACCGAGGTGTAGCTCAATTCGCGGGCCAAAAGACGCAACGGCTTGGTCAACAATTGACCGTTCACGCTCACGCCAGGGATTGCATTAGTTTCTGCAGAGATCCATGGCATGTTACCGCCGTTAGCGGCAGTCGAAGGGTTGCTCAGTGAGCCGGGACCAGCAAAGGTCGACTGAATGAACGAGGTGCTCTCATTGCTCATGGTGATGCCTGGGCGCATCTTGATGTCGCGACCATAGGTCGTGCTGAACAGAGGCTGGTGCAGCATCGGGTCCAGGTTTGTTAACTGGTTGATGAAATATGCGAGAGCAGAGTCTCGTGTTTTGAAACGTGAGGTTTGTAACATTTTATTCTTTCCCCTTCCCCTTTAATTAGCGAGCTACTCGTAGTTCAGCGATACCGTCAGCGTCTTTGCCGTCAGTTGCCCATGTTGCTTGTGTGGTTGACAGGACGATAGAATTTCCACCGTCAGAGTCAGTACGGAATGCGCCTACAGGAACGCCGCCATTGGCGATGATCTGGATGTAAACAACAGCGCCGCGTGCTACCGCAGCGGAACCGTATGCTTTCACAGAGCAGTATCCACGAACCAAGAACCCTTGGGGAACTGTGGGATCGGGAATGTTATCGGTCAGGCCTTGAGCGGCGCTGCCAGAGATGCTTGGAACTTCGCGGATCAAAACGCCTGCGAAGTCAGCGGCAGTTTCTGCACCACCGTTGAATTGTTGAATGCCACCAGCTACGTATTTAACTGGAATGCCGAATGCTTGTGCAAAAACGGTGGATGCGGCCACCAGCATTGCTGGTTCTACGTTGCTCTCGTCTACACGGGTAACGTCGCCGATAACCCCGGCAGGTGCTTGATATAGTAATGCGTCTGTGCTCATTTTATTGATTCTCCCTTTTTAATTCTTTAGTCCGTAATGTTTGGCGTGGATCTCGTTGAGTTTCTCAGCGGTCATCACACCAGGTGTTTCATTGTCACGGACTGTTCTCCGTGTTTTGGCCATATCTTCATCGCGCGATTGGCGCAGGATCTCGGATGCTGCAATGAACAGCATATCGACGTTAGCGGCAGAATCAAAAGCAGGAGCTTTGCCACCGTTTAATGCCTCGATGATCTTCTTGCCGTCTTTGGTTTCATAGGCTTTCTTAAGGGCCTTTACCTTCACGTCTTTGGTGCGGGCGATTCCCGGAGCGAGGATCTCGGCGCGAGAAGCGGTGTCACCCGTTAACTCGACTTCTTCTTCGTCCTCAGACTTGTCTTTTTTCTCTTCGCCTTCAGCGGCTGCATCGTCTGATTCAACTTCTTTTTCGACGGCAGATTCGTCGCCTTGTTCTTCGACAGCTTCTTTTTCCATGATCTTGGCGAGAGCCATTTCAACAGCCTTGAGGCGGTCTTCCATGGTCTTTTCAGCGGGTGATTCTTCATCGCCTTGCTTCTCTTCGGCTTTCTTCTCCACAACGGGAGCTTCTGCGTCTTTTGGCTTAGCCATTGCTTCGATCTTACCCATGAGGTCTTTGCACATGTTCATGATATCGCCATACATGGCAGCGGCATCATCAACCTTCTTGTCGTCTTTTTTCTCGGCGGCGACGGCAGGTGCCTCGTCATCCATTTTTTCGGCTTCATCTGCCACTCGGGCGAAGATCGCCTTCAGTTTCTCGCTGAATGTCTTTTTCATTACTGGAACTCCTTTTCCATTTTTGCTGTCGTTTATCGCGTACTCTGCGCCTGCGCGGCCCTGTTCGACCAACGCTAGGTGATTTCCGATGATGCTTTTTTGGATTCCCCTGCCCTCTTCAGTCTGAATATACTCCGCCTCGTATCCACATGATACTTCCCGTAAACCATTTTTTACGAGACCGATGGCAAGTAAATCAGTGATCAGGATATCAGCGATGAGATCATCCTTTTGATCGTCTTTTCCACGTCGAACGTTTTGAATTATGCCCTTCGATAGAAGAGACCAATTTGATGGGTCTACGAAATCATTTGGATGTCCGATGGTGAGTGGCTTTCCCTCAAACGAAGCAATCGTATCTTCATGGAATACGTCTGCCTCATCTCGAGATACAATCACTTTTCCGTCAGCTCCAACCTTAAGCGGCGTCTCATTCGGACCGTAGATCATGTCACCCGTGCGCGCGATAGCGACTCCAACGCACAAAAGGTAACCCTCAGGGGTTACATGTATGTTTTCGGAGAGCTTGACCGGAGCGTAGAATTTCATCGTCATCCTTCTTTAAGATTACGAAGCTACTGCAGATCCACCCAAGTATTGCCATTTAGCGCCTACAGCCATCAGGATGGCGCAATCGCCAGTGCTGGTGAATGTCAATGTGGTTGTTCCAGCGGGAGTGTATGCGCCAGAGAAAGAAATGTTCGTGCAAGCCAAAGTTACTGTATGGGTTGCGGTCCCCAATTTGATTACTTTCATTTGGCCATCTTGGCTAGAAGGAGCTGCAAGCGTAACTGCGTATGTGCCGCTCGTTCCGTTGTTCACCAAAGATTCTGCCTTTGTGGTGCTCAAAGCACCTGCAGCAGCCACAGTTTCAGATTGAAATGTGGGAGTACCATTTTGAAGTGCGGACTGATTACCTACGAGCTTATCAAAACCCTGAAGAACTGTATCAGCAGCGGATACAGTACCTGCGCCAGCAACAAAACCGGTCAAAAGAGTAGAGGTCGTACCAGCACCAATCGCTGTCCAAGTGGGAGATACCAATGTTCCTGTGTTGTAATAAGAAGCGCCCGTGTCTTGAGCGATATATAGAGATCCAACGTCAGCGACGTTTGCGCCGGTCGTTGCATTCACGGGAGCAGTCGCGCCGCTCAAGAGAACGATGTTCGAAAGGGGAACCAACGGAAGAACTGTGCCCTCTAGTGCGTTTATGGACTCTTCTCCGAATTGATTAACAAGAACCATTTTTGCAATTGACATTTAAATTCCCCCGTTAGGTTTGAACGATTTAATCCCCGTTACGATATTTTGAAACGCAACGTCAGTGACTAACATTTTTACTAGGATAGGTCATTTCCGTTTATTTGCAATCAGTCTTCAAAAACAGGTTCGCCATAACATCGACACCTAGGAAATGTCCCCGCATGTCCGGTTGTTCCATCTTCCAGGTGAGGAGGAGAGTCATATGCTACGTACTTTCCATTCATCGCGGCATGTGCTGGACGCGTAGCGCCATCCATCGTTGCTCTCCAAATATATCCCCTCGCTCCCACTGCGGTTGCGCGCGCCTGATTGAATGCTGAGTTCGCGCGGGCCGTTTCGGTGATTGCGATGAGCTTTGCGCGAGAGGTGGCTACTTCTGTAGTCATGCCCATTTGCTCTTCTAGTTCAGCTATGGTGTCTTCATTCGGCTGCGCACGAGTTCCATTCAAAAACGCCTCGCGCGCGATCTCTTGGGCTCGAAGACCAGACTCAATAGGAATGGATTTGATCAAGGCTACCTGCTCGTTCATGAGCGCGATGGCCGTCTTATTGATGTTATTCTCGGCAATATTTGTCTGCAAGACCTTTCCGATGAACTTCGATTGTTGCTGGTATGCGCGCTTATTGGACTTCGAAACGGTCTCAAGGAGCTTCTTTGATTGTCTAATGGCCCATGGCTCTAGCTTCTTTGAATAGTCCTCAAGGGCCTTTTGCATGGCGCGCGCATTCTTGATCTCAACGCCATCGACATGGGTATCCACAATGTGTCCAGAAGCTTGGGCTACCTTTTTAAGTGATCTATAAAAATCCTGCTCGGCCTTGGTGCTGGGCTTAAATTTTCCTTTGATGACTTTCTCAGCGTCAAGCGTTAGGGATCGTAACTTCTTCACTCGTTGGATCCTCCACGAATTTGACGGACTCGGGTAGTTTCATGGCCTCTGCTATCTTTTTTGCAGCATCTGGCGGGATCACCGGTGGAATGCCAGACAGATGGCAGTGCTTAAACTTCTTACCAGATTCGCATGGACATTTAAGATTGCGCGGGAACTTTAAAAGCGGGTTCCATACGTAGCCCTGGCTCAACAAGCGATTGGTCTGATCTTGAATGCTTTCCTTAACCTCAATGGGTTTCGGTATTTCGGCTACTTCTTTTTCCTGTTCCATGGGAACCTCCACGATCTGTCATTGCTCTTCGCTAGATCCTTTTGATCTGGATTGCCTTCACCGTCCGGTTTGTCAGGCTCAGGAGCATCTGGCAATGGTGGCTCTTCCTCGCCAGCCTCTTTGATGGCCTCATCAGTGATGTTGCTGAACAATCCGGTATCTCCAGACTGCTCGCGAAGCTCCTTCATTGAGGTCTCTTTATCGTTCAAACCAGCATCGAATGCTCCGATAATGGTCTCGGTGTTGCTCTTAGCGATCGTCGCCTTGTCGATGGCAGACATCTGCCAGAGTGGCGTAAACGTGAACTCGAGGTCCTTAGGTGCCGGTTTTCCAAAAGTGGAACGCCAGAGAACTTTAAGGAGCAAGTCCCAAGGGCCTCTCATCTTCGATTCCTGCTGGGCGTTTATATTGTCATAGTACATGCGCATATCGGACTCTCCGGTGGCGCTAAGACCAGCTGGTGATTGTCCAAACATACGTGTAAGTGGGATTCCAGAAGCTCCAGCCAACTGCTGTCCAAACTGAAGCATCATGTCCGAAAGTCCAGCGAAAGAGTAGGCAGTAGACGCGAACTCATCGTCGGCATCCAAAAGTGTCAGCCCCTCGTTTACCTGAAGTAGGCGCATCATCTCGAACATGCCGGTCAATCCAGCCTTTGCTTCGTTGCCAGAAGCTATTATTTCCCTAAGGTTCTTGATCTTCACTGTGCGCAAGTTCGCACGGTCGATAAGGGATGCAGAGGACATTGTGGCGTTATCGAAAGCGACGAGGCGATCAAATAGGCGCTCGAGCACGCTTTCTCCCCACATCCATTCATTTATGGCCTGGTAGTAAGGCAATTGGATGCCGACCATGCGGATCATGCGACTGTGGTGAACAGTGATAGCGCCAATTCCTGGCGTTGGTGCTTGAGGCTCACCCTCAGCGTTTGTTGAAACGATTTGATAGTACTCTGGCAGACCCATATCTGGTCCGCTCTTAATAAGACGGGTGAGATCTGGATTCAGTTGCCAACGGTCAAATGGAACGATCCCAAGAAATTGCTTCTCGCCCACAGTATCAACATCAAGTGGAGTGGATGGATCCTGTCCAGCGATCTGAATAAGACCGCAACAGCCACCATAAAGCCGTGACCATTTAATCGTCTGATTCAGTGACTGCCAAATTTTAAGCCGCGAGATCGCTACAAAAAGATCCTTCAGATCCTCGTCGGCCTCGTTCGTGGTGACATCGATACCAGCCCTGGTCATATCGTCAGCAACTGCATCAACGATCACGCCAACGGACCATGAACCACGGTAGGCAGCCTCAAGCTTTAAGCGGTTCTTTGTGAGCTGGCTAAAGATGTATGTACCACCTGATAGCGCGTTGTTGTTATTCAGACCTAGCCGCGAGATGAAGTTATCGAACCCATCGAACGTGAGCTGCTTTCCAGCTTTCGGTGCGAATTTCCCATTGCTATCGCGGGTGATTGATTTCGATGCGGATTGTTTCTTTTTCATCTTTACCCCTGTTTGCCCAGTCGGGCCCATACACCTAGGTTATTACCAGAGGATAACATGTCCTGAATAGCATCCAAGCATGGATCTACCTGGTCATCGTGTGCGTGTGAGTCATCGGCGGTGAACGCCTCGCACTCGGTTATAAAATCCGATGTGAACGGTGCGTTCTCCGGTATACAAACCATACCCATTTCAATGTACGGAAGTGCGTCCATCACCCGTGTGAGTTTGTCCTTCACGCGCTCAACCCCTTCAATCATGACACCGTTCAATAGCCTTAGGGTCTGAATTAATCCCGTACCGGATGATTTATCCTCGACGACCATTTTTCTAAGATTACCGAGAACATCTCCGTCCAATACCTTGTGCTTAGACCAAAAGGCCTCTGCCCGCTTCTGGAGCTCGGGCGCCTCCCATTTCCCCCGTATGAGATCAAGCAGGTAGATCCTGTTGTCCACGCCCAAGCCCCAGCACTCGAATACCGAGAAGTCATTTCGTTCTTTGGTCTTCTGCGCCGTGTCTGCAAATATTTTACGGTGT